CGTACTTTCTGATTCCTGGAACGTTTTCGAGAATAACTCTGCTTGGGCGTACTTCTCCGATGATTCTGGCAGTCGCTGGCCATTTATTTCTGGGGTCGTCTGCTCCTTTTTGCTTTCCTGCAATGGAGAATCCTTGGCATGGAAATCCAGCAGAAATGACATCGACAACGCCATGCCAGGAGTACCCGTCGAAGCTGTCAACGTCGTCCCAGATTGGGAAGACTGGGAGGCAGTTGTCTTCTTGCCTCCGCATAAGGATCTCTCTGCAATACGGATCTTTTTCCACCGCACACACGACCCGGTGACCCAGACTTTTGCTTGCGAGAATGCCTCCACCAACTCCAGCGAACAATGCCAACTCATTCAAAGCACCCCCCTAGATACAAAATAACGCTGATAAAAAACAGGCCACTAATTACTAGCAAGATAAACTCTATCTTGTTCCAGAAATTTTCTATCGTAGTTTTCATTGGTCCCCCTAAAAGACTTGGGCCATTCCGGTTACTCCGAATTGAGCATTTTTTCTTATACGATAAGAGATTTCAAAAAACTTCTTTTTATCTTTAGGGTCATCTATAGTCTCGGCGGCTTCGGCTCGAACTTTATTATAAGCTTCGCTCGTGTGACGACCAATCAGGGTCTGACTTCCGTCTTCTTCTAGAAAATAGAAACGCGTCGGCCTCTCGCTTAATATCAGTTTCTTCTTTGCCGTTTCACTTAGGACTCGAATTGCTCTCGTCATCTCTCTCAGTGAGAATTCTCTTGGTCTCATTTTTCACCTTTCTTTTTTTCACAGACTCTCTCAATGTTGCTTTTTTGAGAATGTCTGCTGCACTTTCTTTTCTCAAATCTTCAATGCTTACGACTACGCCTTTAGGAATTGCCGTCGTGCCTCCAAAAGTTTTATCTTTTGTTGCAGAATCCGCAACTATTAGCGTGTCTTTGTTGTCAAGGAGAATCCAGCCTACTGTTACGCACAGAATTGGCTGAATCTCCTCAACGACTTCCTCGATGCTACCTACCCAATCTGCTCTGGCTGTAATATCTCTCCAAACGACTACAACCAAACGCTTTAAATTAGTGGGTATTTTTGGATCTAAGATTTTTAACCAGCACTAATCCAAGCATCTATATCAATTGTAGTTCCTTTTAGAACTATATTGAGACGGCAATAACGACCTTTTACAGCAAACTGCATTGCAGAATTGCCCGTATCTAAATCACCGTCACTTGCTACAACACCTGGTGACGATGCTGAAGCTACATTTTCAATCCTGTCTAGACGTACTTGGCCAGTTGTAGTAGTAACAGGTCCGGTATACGTAGTTCCTGAAAACCAAGTTAAGTTATCAGGAGACCACTCTACGTTAATACTTGCATTATTACTTCCTGCATTTACAACATTGACCATTACATATGGTGGGGCTTTTGGTGGACTAATTCCCGTGTCAGCAATAAAAACATCTACGGAATCTGAAGCCCCAGTAGACGTTTTATTATCAAAAACTTTTACGGATTTCATTTTTCTTACTCCTTATTTTTCTAACACAAAAAACAACATACCTTATTTTGCAGTAGGTTGGGATAACAATTTTCTTTTTGCAGTCCACCATGTTGCTACAGCCGTAACTGTTGCTACAAGGGCTTCGCTCCAGGGAGAAGGTATCAGAGGTCTTGCAACCGAAAGAGCGTCTTCAGCTGTGCTAGACGCGTCCTCTCCTCTGTAAAAAAGAGTATCAGAAATGTCAGTTACAGTTTCGCAGCCGACTAGCAGTAACATTATCAGAACTAAATATTTCATTTTCTAATTTCCTCTCGAAGTCTTCTGACTTCATTTAAAATTTCCTCAGATTCTTTTCTGTTTTCTTTTAACTCATGATGCATCAAAGTTAAAACTTGATTCAGATTGTTAATTGCATGACTTACTTTTCTAATTTCGGTTTCTAACCGAGCCATTGTTTTGTTTGTATCCATTGCCACATGACCATTGCCATTTTTTGATTTAGACAAGAAAGAAAAAACTTCCCTAAGTATGAGTATTGTCAGGGCAATCGCACCAAGACCGCCAGTCCATTCAATGTTTTCCATGTCATTAGAGTCCTTGCATTAAATTTCTTAACTTTTGCTGGGCTGGTAAATATGCGTCTTGATAATTTCTATACTTTAATGGGTTCTGCCGTTGCCGGTTCAAACTTGGTAGTACGTCAAGTCCTAGTCTAAGTTGAAATAAATTTTGCAACGGAATCATACGACGGCTTGCGTTGTAATCGCCTTCACTAAAATCCTCACCTTTAATCGCTTTATCGAAACCCGCTCCGATTACTCCTGTAAAATCGTTTATTAGGCCGGCGGTAGGCCCGAATAAAGTATCGACTCTCGACCTTGCTTGCATACGAGTTAAAGCTCCTGTGCCTGTCAGAGTTGAAACTCCGAATCCTGTCAGTCTTTCCGACATTGCATTTCCTTGAGAAAGCCAACCTAACGTACCTCCTCGGTCTATACCTTCAACAATAGACTTTTTCCACCAAGGCACTCGTGCAATGAGTCGGCCTTTTCTATCTCTTTTTTCTTCGTCTTCAAAAGGATCTTTCCCATTCAATGCTTGTCGTATCCAGTACGATGCGGCTCCAAGGGAGGCTGTTCCAATAAACATAATAACTTGGTTCATATCTCCCATAGCCATTTTCTGAATCATAGGAATTGTTGCTTGAGAAGTTGCAGCCATAGAGAAAGAACCAAACTGGCCTGCAATTCTTCCTAGTTCGGTATTTGTCATCCATCTCGGCAAATCAGCGGCACCTGGAGTAACAATTGTTTGATTTACTCTCTGAAAAATAAACCGCTCAAAAGCCAAGCGATCTTGACGAACTAAGTTTTCGTCAACTCCAGGAAGCGTGTTCCACATCCCAGTTTGAGGATGATAAAAGTCTCCGCCTATAAATGTTTTTTTGTTTTGACCAAACGAATCTTGGTATGAAGCCCACCGACGAAACTGGTCTTCTCCGATACCAGTCCCCTGAATAAAACCTTTGTCGCTTCTAGAAAGTCTTTTTCCCTGCTGAATCTTTTTCGCAATCGACATCGTTTTGTTTTGAATAGCAATAGCATTAATTTCTTTCATCATGCCATTCCAACTATTTAGCCCTAACCATCGACCCATTGTATTAGCAACGCTTTCTCCAGCTCGCTCGACAATATTTTGCCGGTCAGGGTCAAGCGGGTCGAGTCCATGAATTCTTCTGTTACGATCTCCGCCAAGGACTGCTTCATTTGCATATAAATATTCTGCTATATCCCTGCGATACTCAGCTTTACTAATAAATGGATTTAATCGCGTTGCAAAGGCTCGCAAATAATTAGGTAATCCAACTTGAGCAACGCCAACCAGTGCGTCGGGCATACTGGAAATTAAAAATCCACCACCCAATCGAGAGTAGTTTAAATCCCTAACAGTTTTTCCGATTCTTCCCAAAGCATCTCCAGGAGTATCTCTTCCGCGTAACCTGTCAAAAACAACCTTTAAGTCCTGTAAATCTCGATCCATTTTTTTGCGTAACTTTTCTTTTTCTCTAGTCTTTCTTTTAAACGACAAACTAGAATCCGCGTCAATATCTCGTTGCATTCTCTGGAAGTCTAGTTGCAATTGAACTTGAAGTTGTTGGGAGTTGTTGTTGACCATATATGATTTACGGCGAGAGTTGGCTACAGAGGCTAATACTCTAGATTTGTTAGTAACAATAAGTCTCTGCAACATTTGAGCGGGAGTTACAGCCCCTTCAAAATTGATCTCGTTTAAACCAAACTTGCTAGTATTAAAATCAATATTTAATTCGTTTGTTCCGCTTACAACTGCATTGTCTGCGTACTTATTTATTTGAGTTCTTTGGTTACCCATCGTGTTTTTAAACTCAAGAGCGTTAGCGTTTAACTCTGTAAGTTGATTTTCAAGATCTTGAATTAATGATCTGCCTAAATTAGTAGCTCTTGCGAGTCGTAACTTTTCAGATATATTTCTAATTTCCAGTTGGGTTCTTCGGTAGCCTTTTCTAGCTTCTTTAAGATTTGTAACTAAACTGTTTAGCGTTTCTTGCAAATCCTGCTGACTCGTGTGGCCTAATCTTTCTAAATCTAGATTGACTCGTAAGTTAGATTGCAATTCCAAGTGAGACGCATCGTCAAGGATTTCTTCTAATTCTAGCCTAGTTTCATTGATCTCTTCAAAACCAAAACGATCAGGATTTGTGTTCATTTCCTCAAGTCTGTTTACTACATTTGTATATCTAGTCTGCAATGCAGGGCTAAGACGAAATCCGTCCATGTGATTCCCCATTGCATTCGCAGCCATTAGCTGAGGCAGAAGAACTCGAACCTGTTGTTTTTGGAGAGTGGAAACATTATGTTCTATAAAAGGAGACAGGAAACGGTCTTCAATATCCAATACACGATTATTTAAACTGTTAGTGCTTCTGACTTGGCCGCCGCTGTCATCTTCTATTTGATCTCTCAAACGAAGTTCAACAGCATTTGCTAAATTTTCCCAGTTATCAGGATTTCCAAGATCATCAATACTTCTTTGGTATTGATTTAAACTATCATTTAATTGCTCACTATCATATTCCAACGCTCTTCGGTCAGGATTATCTGGAGCCATATTACGCAAACGGTTATTGATATCGTCTAATTGTTGTTTAACTGCGTCTCTTTCACTTATCAATCCAGGTAATTCTGTCAATCTCTTATGTTCAAAAGCCTTTATCAATACTGCACGTAACTGTTCAGGGTGCATATCAATTTTGTCTCTTTTATATCTTCTCTGCAAATAGTTGCTGGCAAATACAGCATCGATTTGTTGTTCTGTAAATGCTCCTGCTGTAACGGCTGTCTTTCTCATTGCGTCAGAAAATTGACGATTAATTCCCGCTACTTTTTGAATAACATCAATCTCAGCTTGGCCTAAACCAGCAAAAGGATTGACTTCTATTAGTTCACCTGTGATCTCGTCAATGACGAAATCGTTAGCAGCATTTTGTGGATCTACAATATCAGTCCTTACTGCCGCTCTTCCTGCTAAATCTAGGACTTCTTGTTTTGAAAGTCTGCCACCATTAGCTATATAACTTGATATTTCCGTATCCATGCGTACTTCTATACGGCCAGCGGCTACTTCAGCGACTCCTAAAACCGCTTCAATGCTCTGCGTATCTAAAGTATTCTCTCTTAGAATTGCTGGCTTGGTCATGATATCCAAGGCCGCCCTGGCAAACTGCGAATTAGACCTAGAAAGATTCATTGCCGGATTCAAGAATAAGAATTTTACTAGCATTTTTCCAAAGAAAGTATCTTGGCCTAAAATTCTAGCTAACTCAGGATTTGTGCCCCTAGTTGCTTCTAATAAAATTCCAGAAAGTTCTTCTCTTGTTTCTCCATAAACAGCAAAACCTTGATCTCCGTCGAGAAGATCATCTAATCTCTGAGCTTGTTCAGGATTGTTTTGCAAATAATCGTTTATTCCCTGTTGAGAAATTAAACTCTCTGGATTGTCTGTTCCTAATAATGCTCGGCTTGTCGCAGTAGATGCCGAACTTATAGAACCAGAAATGCCCCCAAATAGCCCTCCAAGTGCCACGCCACCAAAGAGGTCACGATGAAACTCTTCGTCTGTACGAGTCATTTGTGCGGCTCTAAGAAAAGGCTCCGCTACGGATAAGCCAATGACGTTCTCAGTCGCTCCGACCGCTCCGACGGCCAGTGGCCTCGTGGCTAACCCAACAGCCTTGGCGGTTCTCATGGCCCCACCTAGAGCAATGTAATTAATCGGATCTAAAAGACCAGCTCCAAGACCTGCTGCTAAACCAGTCCCTATTCCCGCTTGCTCTATAATTTGCCGGTCATGGTGTTCTCTTTTTACCTGCTCTAATTTATGTACGGTTTCAAGACGATTATTGGAGTTTATAATTGAAGCATAGGCATCGGGATAAAGTTCTTTTATCCAAGCATTGTTTTTAATATCTACGTCTTCAATAGCATTGTAATTAGAGTCTTTAGCATAGTCACGATCCCAAAGTCCTGTTGCGAAGTTCTTTACTGTGTTTGTCTGTCGAAAAAAAGCACCGGCTGTTTCCATAAATCCACTGACACGAGTCGGCTGCATTAAAAATCTGGCTCTGGTTTCGTTACTTAAATTTGACAACATGGTCAATTGGTCATAACTGCTTTTGTTTTTCAGGTGTTGGTTAAAGATTTCTTGTTGGTTCATTTGGATTCCATTTCATACAAGTTATGTAAATCTTCTACCAAAGAGAAAAATTGTTGGTTTGTGAGACCTAGAATAAACACGGTAGAGTTACCAGGCATCACTTGAGATAATCCAGTCTGCATAGTCTTTAATGCCGCGTTTGGATTTTGACCGTAAGATTCCAACATTTTCTGGCTTTCCGTTGTGTAATATTTTCCGTACCAGCCTTTTCTAGCTCCTTTAGGTTTCTTAATTAGGCCGCTTACGAATAAAAAATCTTTGTCTTCAGAATCAATAGATGCATATAGCATTTTGGAAATTTCACGGATTGCTTTAGGTTCATTAGAAGATACAAAACGCTGCACATTTCTAACATCCATGTCATAATTAGATGGATAATAAGATCCATCTTTTCTAGGCATAGTGTTGAAATCAGCATTGTCTTTTTTCCACTGCTCAACATTGCTCTCTAAATCCTCTGGTACATACGGCTTGCCGAATTTAGTTGTTGGAATTGAAGGCAGAGCGTCAGAGCCGAACTGGATACTTTGACCCAAAGCATCTTGAATAGGAGTAATAGGGTTTATTTTGATTTCTATGTTCTGGCCATTAAGAAGGTTAGAGTAGCGAGGATTATCAGGAACGACTCGCAACATACCGTTGTTTATTTGAGCCTGACCTGGAATAGATATTTCTACCCCGTTCTCCATACGAACATCTACGTTCATACGCAACTGTCCCATAAATCTATTTTCTAAACTTGGGAATGGGTTTACAGGTTTTACCGCTCCGGTAACTTTTTCTGGAGATTTAGTTTTTGGCCATTGCTCTAGAATCATATACGGAACTTTTAAAGTTTCTGTATAGAGATCAATAAAGCCTTTAGAAGTATCAATTACAATTCGACCAAAAGCAGATTCTGTTAAAGATTTCATTTTATCTTTTGTGTCAACAGGTGGTTGCTTTGCTGTTGCTTCTGAAAGATCTTCAATCAAAGCAAACGGAAACTTTAAAGTCTCCCCAGCTAAACCAGCGGCACCGCCAGCAATTTCTGATCCAGCGTCAAAAACTTCTTCTGCAACGTCAAAAACTGGTTTAAGTTCTTTACCCATTTGTGAGTCCATAAACGCTTTACCCATTGCCTTGGGTGCATCGTAGTACAAGGTTCTTACTGTGGACCAGGCTCCTTCGGCGGCTCCTCCGACTATTTCTCCAATAGCTTTATAAAAAGGTGCATTTTCGTCAACCGGCAGAGATCCTTTTGGTGATTGTTCGATAATCTGTTTCCACAGATCGTAAGCAAGAACTTTAATGGTACTTCCGGCAAGTTCTCCGTATCCAACGGTAACGTCTTCAACGACTTTCATTGTGTCAGGCCAAAAAGAATCAAAATCGGTACTGTCAAATGAATCCTTGGCCGCTGTGGCAAAATCTACTGGCAAATCAGCTAGTTGTCCTACAGCAGAGTCTTCCAGTGTTTTTCTAAACTTTTGGCCTTTAGGACCACGGCCCGTAAGCATTTGCACGAAGGTGTTTCCGGTTTCCGAAAGCTCTTCTATTAATTGTTCAACCCTCTTAAAAACAGATTGCACACCACGATCATCTAAAATTTGTTTTACTAGTGGCTCTTGTATCAATGGATCTTTAATGATTCGATCTGGCAACGCTTCATAGACTTGATCAGTTTTTTCATTGACAAAAGAAGCCAGAACTGCTGCACCCTCGTCTGCAAGATCTAGAACGTCTTTTACAATTTCAGGAATGGTTTGTGTGTCAGTTATACTTGTAATTAAAGAAATACGTCCTTTGGCGTAATCTTCTAGGGAAAAATTCGTAGTAAAAGTTTCCCGAAATTGAGCTTGAACATTTGGGGGTGCTGTAAATTCATTTATAACTGTAGGATCGTCGATAATTACTTGCTTCAGGCGTTCTTGAAATCTTTTGTTAGCTACATCCATTACTACTGTCTGGAAATCGTCTGACAATTTTGCGTTTTGAAGAATCAGTTGTAAGAAGTTTTCTTGACCAGTTGGACTAGCAGTAGTAAATACATTTTTTAAACGGTCAAGAGCACGGCTAAGAGTTGGATTTAATTGAACTCCATTAGTTATTTCATAAGAACCAGGATTTTGAAAGTCGTTGACAACCGTATGGATTATTTCATGGTACATATTTCTAAATCTTGGAACCATTAAAAACGGAGGAATTGGATCTTGCGGAACAGTTACTTCTGGAACTCTGTCCACAGATCCAAGTTTGCCCTGTTCGAAATCGCGAGATCTAAGGTTCTTCCAAGTTTCAGTAGGATCATCAGAAATGTTAGCAATAACTAAATTCCAAAGGTTTCCAACCCCGTACTCAATTTCCTCCCAGACTTCTGTTCCTGCTACAGACGCTACTTTTACAACAGCACCTAACGCAGTTTCTGCAACTCTTCCTGCTGCGTTTTGAGGATCGAAATAAGGTTCATTCATGCCGCCAGTTGCTCCTTGAACTACGACATCTGCCGCTTGCTCCGCAGTTAACTCACTAAGCTTTTTGCCTTGATGAAGAGGTACTCCGTTTTGAAGCTCAATAGATCCGAATCCACTTCCGTGCTTACTTATGCGAAATGCCATTGAATTTTTGTAATTTAAATCCAAGTAAAATTCTTCAATAAAAGTAGGGTATATTTCCTGAGTTTGTTCTGGATCTAGAGCAATTTTATAGAAACCTTCTTCTGTTCTTTCTAGCACTGCTCCTGAAATAAACGTTTTTTTAGTGTCTTTAGGCATTGTTTCCCAGTTAGAAATCTTCGAGGGGTTAGCGTCAAGCTGACGAATAATCTCATCTTGCACCCACGCCAGAGTGCCTTGTGAATCTGTTTTTTCTGGGTCTAAAAGTCCATTCACAAGGATATTTCCATTTTCAACAAACTTTGTAGTTGCTTTTAAATTTCCCCATGCCAGTAGTGCCCCTATAGGCATTTTTTTATCCAAGGTTATGAATGGATTATAGTCCGCCTGCATGAATGAGAGTTGGTCGCCGGTAATAATTGTGTTAACCAAATACGTCTGCTGATTTAAAGTAAATTCTGGATTTTCTCCTATAATGTCAACTAATTCTTCAGCTCTTTCGTCTGCGGATGAACCTGATACACCGCCGGGACCACTCGCTCCTCCACCGCCGCTTCCCTTGGGTTCTTCAGAGTTATGAGCATTAAAAGCCGAAACAGGGTCAGGTACGCTTTTCCGAAGAGTATTGTATTCTACAATTCTTTTCATCACGCTAGGTTCGATGGCGAAATCTTCGCTTGTGCTATCTGCTGCTTTAAATGCTTTCGCATCCCCCATAAACTCATACATCGTTTCAAACATCTGTATGTCATTTTGTTTTATGCGATTGTTGATTTGATCGATGACAAATCCAGGGAGACCGCCAGCAGCTTGGTCATATTTTAAAAGATCTTCCGCAGAGTATTCTTGCCCCATTTGGAACTCGGGATTTTCTGCATACAAAGAGGAAATATGAGTAGACATCTTGGGGCTAATCATTGGATTGAGGCCGTTACCCATTAGCCAGTTTTGCAAACTAGCCGCCGACTGACCCACACTATTTACGAATGCTTGACTTGCTTGTCCGGTAGCTACACTTACTGTTAGTTCATTAGATTCATTAGTAAAATTTAGTTTATTTAATCCGTTAATAAACTCAAAAATTAGGTCTTCTGACGTAGACTTGTCTGGTGATTTGTATTCAATATTTCCAGTCTGAGGATTGATTTCAAACTGGCCCGGAACCTGGGTGTTAATGTGTACGTCTGCTTTTTTAACAAATGTTGGAAGATTTGAAAGTACAAAAGAATTTAAGTCTGTGACCATTGGTTTTGGAAGTTGATTAAACTTTCCGCTCATTATGTCTACAGCTAATTGAGTCTGGGCTTTGGCTCCCAAACCGTATGCGTTTGAAATATTGTTAACCGTATATTTCTCAAGATTCTTAACTTCTTCTGTAGAAATCCGGCCTAAATCTTCAAATGCTTTTAACTCATTAAAGTCTTTTATAATTTGGTTTGGTAAATCATCTGTTGGGTATTCTTGGTAGTCACCTAAAGCACGTTGTTTAATTGAATCTATTTGACCTTTTTCCATGCTAGAAGTCAGATCGAGCATCAAACCAGACGGATCTTTTCTTAAATTAGTAAGGGCTTTTTGCATTTGTGGAGCCAGTCTTTTTTTAGCAAGTGGCCCCATATTTTCTGTTTCCGTATCGACAAAGGTTTTCAAATTGTCGATATAGGTCTGACCCAACTCAAATAACTGAGCCTCTCTGTCCATAGGGTCTTCTTGTTCACTCATGCCAATACTGCGAGCAGAATCTTGAAAACTCTTCTCCTGCTGTTCCGAAAACGTCTTTAGATTACTGTTAAAATTACCCGCTTCTACTTGAGCTTTTTTATCATAATAATCCATCGATATTTCTTGAGCAGTGTCTACAACTGATTTAAAAGACTTTGCAATACGGCTTGCTTCTTGAGCAGGCAGTAACGACCTTCTTTGAGTTGCGGCTTGGCTAATTGGGCTTCGGGGTATATTAATTGCCATCGTTAATCACTCCACCTTCCAGCCAATGGAGTAAAGCTGCTTCCTGCTTCTCCTATAGCAGATATCTTTGCTATTTTTGCTCTTTTTCTGTACGCACTAGATTCAGCTTTAGCACTAGCAATAATAGCTTCTTGCTCTCGCACTGAATTTACTAAAGTTTCTAGCATGACTTGTTGCGGAGTACCGTAATCAGAAGATAATCCCCCAGCTTGAGCGGCGGTCTTCTGAGTGCTTCGCATTCTTTTTCCGCGTTCTTTTTCGACTTTCAACTTTTCAGCACCTACACGCTCAGATTCTCTTGCCTGAGCCTTATTAGCCTCTGATTCTTGCTGGCCTGCGTAGACTGAACTACCAGCACTGATCGTCGATAATATTGCCATCCATGTGAATGGGTCCATGAGTCCCCCTAGTCTGAGTATGTCACTTCAACCGAGAGACTCTGAACCTCGATTGTGTATGGATTATTATGAGTTATGTCTAAAATCGGATTTTTTCCGTAAAGACCTATTACAGGTACGTCTTGCCAACCATTAATTTCACTTGGAAGGGCATAACCTGCTGCCGGAAGTGTTTGCAAATCGTAACCAGCAATTACCGGACCTCTGGTTTTGTTAAAGTAAATCAAAGATCGGTCATAGCTTCTTTTATGGCCGTGAGTAAATCCGTTTCTTCCTTGAATTTCTTGCACAGCAGGGGAAAGTTTAAATTGAAAACCCTTACCTACAGTTACCGATGAACCTGGATCTAGAGGAAGAGTAATTGAGCCATTATTTACAGTAAATTCCCCTAAGTAAAAAACACCGTTTATGGCTTGTACGGTATCGCCTTCAAAACGATCCAATCCACTAATTACACTATTACTAGGTACTGCTGAAGATTGAGAATCTAATACTGATTCCTCTTCTAGGTATTCAATTGTTTTTGTTTCCCCACCGTTGCTAAACCGACGAGCAATCATCCACACTCGGTCGTATTTATCTCCAGTACGACCAGGGACCATCGCAATGTCGTCAATACGGTCGTATCTAGATCCCAAGCTAGAAGTAATCAAATCTCCACTTTGAAACGGGGACCAACCTAAAATACCGTTCTCTCTACGGTAACTTAGGATATCTAAAGAAAATCCACTTTTCGCAACAACTAACTGGTCTGGAGTATTCAGCAGCAAAACTTTATCGAGAGATTTTTCAGAAAAGTAAGCCTCTCCTCTAGTATGCCCCGCCCATAAATGATCAGCCAAATCAGTCAAATCTGCACTTTGGTAACGGTTAGTTGACTCGTTGTAAGCGAACTCCCTGAGACCTTTACCCCCACGAGTGATAAAGATTGTCGCAGAGCCAAGATGGGCGGGCATTGCCACTTCTGCACCATAGGAACTTTGGAGGTCTACAGAGACGCTTGTGGGCGTTAAGGGGGCACCTGAAAGACGGAACTCTGCGAGATCTGTTCCAATAAGTAAATCCTGCTGGCTAATCATCCAGCGGATTCCATTTCCCACTTGGTTGCTGATCTTGAACGCTAGTCCATCGTCGTCATTTGCTCCTTGAGAAAAATCGTCTGGTTCTCCACTTCTTGAAGAAACAATGGCCGTTTGAAATTCTTTATCAAATCCACTCAGGAATAAACGACCTTGGTGAGAAGCTCCTAAAGAAGGAAATCCTGTTCCATAAGAATAGCCTAAACCAATGTTACCTGGTCCATAGTATGCCCGATCCTGAGAACCAGTGCAGGTATACAACCTAGTTCCAGCAGTATGAGCGGTGGCTCTTCCGGCTCCCCCCGTAACAAATACTGTTCCTCCAAGTGTCGCAGATCCTGATCCGTCAAATGGTGTTGCGTGACCTTCTGGCAAGAAATCGTTAGAATCTAAAAATAAACTAAAATCACCAGAGATTACGGTATTTGAGTTTGGACTTGTACGAGCAAATCCAACGACTTTTGGTACACCTTCTCTTTTGTCTAATTTTTTCAAAGAACAAGTTATCCCAGTAACATTGGGAACTTCGTTATTGTTTGCGTCAGAAAATCCTAAACAAAACGCTATGCTTTGCGTAACAGAGTCAACTCTATGAATAAGGAACAGCATAGTTTTTATTTCAGTTCCATTATTTGGAGTTGCCTGAATTGTAAAAACTTTTCCTATATCAGATTCGGTAATATCATTGTCACTTGATGTAGTAATTGTTTGAAACGTGTAAATCGTTCCGCCACTAATAGTAGCCGTGAATGTTCTGTCTTCTATATATGGGCCAGTCCAGTCATTGAGATCATCACCCATACCATTTGTAATTCTGCGACCTGAAAGTTTCTTAGGACCGCCATAGGAAAACGATTCATACCAACACGATAAATAACCTTGATTTCTATTTGCTGTAAATGTTGGACTAACTTTCGCTGATCCTCCACCAAGCCTCCAAATACCGTTTTGGTTACTGTGACTTGGACTTGTATTATCTGCGTCTGAAGCTCTAAATAAGTCTACGTCAGACTCTATAATAATATCTTGCTCTATGCTGCTGTCTTTTCCACCTGGCATAGTTATGGCGATTGTCGGATTGTAACTTTTAATTTTTGGAGATCCTGCATTTGCTGGAAGCAAATTAAACTTAAATGTTGGAGTTGCTCCATAAATCTTTTCAAAGTAGACCGGAGGGTCTGACTGAGAAAACACATAAACTCTGTTTTCATGTTGAACGTGATAGAGAGGTCCAGCATCCGATCCAAATCCGTGATTTCCCTGAGAGTCGATAGGATCGGCTGCAAAGGGTCCGTGAAATAATCCGTCATTCCAAGAAACTTGTTGACCAGATTCGTCATACACATACAGTTTTTGAGCAGAGGACGAATACCCAAACACTAAAATATAATTTTGATCTGCTGACTGGTACGGAATTAGATATGCGTCTGTCACATCTGTTGGCAAATCAGCCACATACTTTGTTCCGGGTCTTCTTCTGACTCCACCTGTGCGTGTAACAATCGCATTATCTAAGGTTTTGCAACCTTGCTTTACCTGTTCTGACGACCCCATGCCTAATAGACGAGGACTCAGTTCTCCATAACTAAAACGCTCTTGTGGAATCCAAACCATTTATCGCCTCACATCTAACAGTGACGTAGTGCTAAAGTATCTAGGACTCGATTCTTGCCCATCCACTCCCTTAGCCGCTAATAACGCGTCCGCTGCTTTTTGATTTAGCTGGGCTTGCTCGTTCGGGTTTTTACCAAAGTTAGTAGCAACGTGAGCCGCAAGAGATAATCCACAAGCGTGGGCTACAAGTGGAGAAATTAAAGATATATTGTTATTTCCAATATCCATAATGTACTCCAGGCTTATTGAACCTTCGTTGGAAAGAAGACATCTTTTCAAAACAGGAACAGTAGCACCGTCGCTAACAATCTCTATTTCCCAAGCGTTTTTGCCCATTGAACTATTTGGCTGCATTGCTAATCCGTTAATAGTTAAAGCTCTGATATAGTCACTTGGCAACTCGTATGCACTCTTCCAACGAGACCCTGAAGGACTAATCGCATTCCCAGAAGAATCTTTATACAAAGATAAATCTTTCGTAGTCTTTGCTCCGTGGAAAGCATGGTCCGCCAAGAACTGCTGCCGGAATCCACCATTCCAAACAGTGCTTAACAGTTGGGCTTGAGGAGAAGTGTCTACTTCAGTAACAGTAGATATCCCCAATTCAACTAATGCCACATTCCAAATTTCTGTAATTGTCACAACATCTACTCCTCTAATAAGCGGCCCATCTATGGTTGCTACACCATCGATATCTGCCTCCGTAATTAATCTTTGGGAAAGCTTTGCTCCGATTGAACCAATTCCGTCGATGTCCGCTGAAACTTCAAAACTTGATCCGGAACTTTGATCGACATTTGACGATATAGAAAACAATGCTTCAATATCACGACGAATATTTCCGCCAGTTATTTCAGCTCCGGCAAAACCGCTACTTGTTATAGAAATAATCTTTGTTATTTCTCGACTTATACTTACTTGTGAATTCAGTGAATTATTTATAGGTATTTGAGTTTGAGTATCTGTATTAGCGGTCAAAGAAATTTGAATTGTTTGACTTGAAGGGTAAGACGTATATGCGTCTGTCGTCATTGCCGCAACAGTAACTGATCGACTAATTTCTTTTTTAGGAGATGCTGAAATAGATACGTTTAGAGATACGTTTATTTCGGGTGCATCTGTAACTACATTTGGATTAATAATCCCAGCCGAAACAGTAGCAGTTACTTCTGGAAATCTCTCAGCTGTAAACGTAGTGCTAATTAGTCTACTTGGGAATTCAGCAGAAGAAGATAAGTCAGCAACGGTATAGCCGTAACCATATTCAGTAGAAGAGGTTGCTGAGAAAGTATTCCCATTTGAAACATCGATAAACTGAGTTTTTACAATTGTTACGTCTAATGCAATTGCTGATATAGACGCTGACGTAACGTCTACATTGTAAGTCAATCCTACAAATGCCTCGACCGTTGCCGCTGTCGCCGTCACCGACCTGCCAGGGTCTACCTGCACTGCTGGGATCCCGGCTGTCGCCGAGACCGCTGTCGCCGTCACCGACCTGCTAGGGTCTACCTGTACCGCTGGGGTTCCGGCTGTCGCCGAGGCCGCTGTCGCCGTCACCGACCTGCTAAGGTCTACCTGTACCGCTGGGGTTCCGGCTGTCGCCGTTGCCGCTGTCGCCGTCACCGACCTGCTAGGGTCTATCTGCACCGTCGGCGTTTGGGCTGCCGCCGTCGCCGCTGTCGCCGTTAAATTCTTTGAAATTACCTGACTTGATATAGAGCCGATTGCAGAAGCCGTAAATGTTGCTGCCGTAGCAATTGGGACTTTGCCAGGGTCTACCTGCACCGCTGGGGTTCCGGCTGTCGCCGAGGCCGCTGTCGCCGTCACCGACCTGCTAAGGTCCACCTGCACCACTGGAGTTCCGGCTGTCGCCGTTGCCGCTGTCGCCGTCACCGACCTGCCAGGGTCTACCTGTACCGCTGGGGTTCCGGCTGTCGCCGAGACCGCTGTCGCCGTCACCGACCTGCTAGGGTCTATCTGCACCACTGGGGTTCCGGCTGTCGCCGAGGCCGCTGTCGCCGTCACCGACTTGCCAGGGTCTACCTGCACCGCCGGCGTTTGAGCCATTAGGAATAGTTGCGTCACGACACTAAGATGAGGATTTTTAATATATTCAGTAGCAACTATTGGATCTTGGGCTGTAAAACTTGCTGCCGTCGCTGTTACTGTTTTTGTGTATGTTATTGGTTGGGCAGCAGATAACGGAATACCAAATACAAGTGAACTATTTTGATCAGGATTATTCTGAGTAATAGAAGCAGTGTAGGAACCTAATGAACCTGAAGATGGTGCAATAAACGCAATCACTCCTGAAGAACATTTATTGGATCTTTCTACTTCCGTAAGAGTCCAACCCGTTGAGGGACTTAATGAATATTCACCACCGTTTATGCGTCGATGATGCCAAGCACCTATAAAAACACTGCCTAATGAATAATTTTCAGTATTCCAAGTGGTAGGTATTGTAGTACCTGAAGCCGTAATATCGCTAGAGGTTAAGCTATTTGTAGCATCCGTACCGATGTCTTGAGGGGGAGCTGAAAAGTTATTTATGTCGATATTGTTTAAGTTAGTCGGTATATCTCCAGTAAAATAACTATGATGAAAGTGCCAGCCGTTCCTAGCAATTTCATCACCTGAATTTGTAACACCAATAGTTCCGTTAGTAATATCAGCAGAAAGAACGGTTTTCAAATAAAGGTATGTCGAACTTCTTCCTTGAGTAGAAGCAACTCCTTGCCTACTTGGAAAATTTGACGTACCTCCAAATCGGATTCTTGGGTCAGCGGTATTTTCTCGTTCAATTGCTAAAAAGCCGACAAACAAATCTCCCGCTTGAACTCCATTAGGAATTGCGGATGTTTGATCTGAAGTGACACCAGATAATGCAACCCCTCTGGATACAAGAGTAATTGCCATAACTAGATAGCATTCCAGATAGAAGCGACTTTAGATAAAGCAGCCAATTGGCATTGTTCAGGACTCATTCCACTTCCTGAAGTTTGATCAAACTCGTCGTAATAATATAAAACAGGAGATGCTGTATTATCTGGCCGACAAAAACGAGCCACATACTTTCCAGGTGGACCTTCATATTGACACCATTGAAATTGAAGAGTCCCTGAAGAATCTGCTAAAGATTCAGTAGATGTTTTTGTGTATGTATCGCCATCGATAACCATAGTTTCAGGAAATACGGCTGGTAAATTATCTTCTGACAAGTAGCTCATTTAATCCTCCGTATAATTCACTGTGACTACAATTGTTCCACAGTCATTATAGTCGTCTAAGAAAACACAAATATGATCACCTGCTGATATCGAAGACTCGCCAGAAATTAATGTTAGGTTTTGATCTGAAGTTGTTAGGCTATTTAATAACGAACTTGTTTTTGCAGTTGAAGACGCGGTTTTAGGAGTGTTGTACGCATCTGAAGAAGTCTTAGAACTACCGCTTGCCCAAGGATGCGAAGATGAAAGCTTACTTCTACTATTATATTTAGAAGTAAATCCACCTTCTAAATCTTCACATTCAGAATCTGTAAACTCATAATCGTCCCAAACCATTATGTCGGTAAGATTAAAGTTTCCATATCTCTGTGTTGAAGTTGTTTTGTAATACGCTATGCGGTCAAAGTTATATTGGCTGCCGCTCGTTACTGTAGAACTTCCTGTGTATTGACCATTTACCCTAATTGATACAACATTACTCCCGTCGCATCTTAGGATATGTGTAGAATTTACACCTCCAAAATATTGACCAGAAGTGCCTGTATTAGCGTTTACTTGAAACTCTCCACCAGCATCATGTCTCAGTTTTGCCCAAATACCTGCCCAGTGATATGCAGATAATATACTTGTTCCTGAATTATTACGGGATCCTAAACAACACCCATACAGTGACGGGGTGTAGTTTCCAAAATTAATGAATATAGTCCAGGCATGATTGCTACGTAATGATATAGGAGTATCAAATATGACATGATCTAAAACGACACATCTTATAGCAGGAAAACCGTTAACTTGGTTATCTTGCCATAACGGTTTATAACTACCCGTTGTTTGAGTAGATCCTTCATCGTAATCATCTAATCTATGCCAATTAGTTAATAATCCAGTACTTGTCTTATCGGTGTATCCACCATACTCAGCAGTCCACACCATTGCTGGCTCTTGCTCAAGTTCGTTTTCCGCAATAAAGTCATCGACAAGTTTTTTACCAACCCGAATCTTGCAAATTTTACCAGAGTTCGTGCATTTAGCTTGTATGGATGAGATGGTTGCATCAAAAGGAAATGTTGCACCAGGGAAATTAAATCCACCCTCTTGAAATGTAGGGTCTGATTTCGGATCAAACTCGAATTTTACTATCGGCATTTTGATCCTAATCTAATAGGGGAGAGGCAACAGCCCGGTGAGTCACCCCCCCCCAGAGGTGTGTCATTTATTTTTTACGAGTAGATCTTTTAACGACCTTCTTGCCGGATTTCTTAGCGTACTTTTTTGCCGCTGCAACTCCGGACTTACTGTAAGTGAATCTTTTTTTTCCTACTTTTGGCATTAGGCTACCGCTAACTGAATGGTAAAAGTCACGTTAACAGTATCCGCAGCGAGTACACTTGCGATTCCAGCAGTGAAGTTAGCACTTGCAATAAGGACTCCAGCGTTTCCTGCGGAATTTTCAGAATACACTGCTGCACCAACTACATTTGTGGTGCCAAAACCAGTAAAAGCCACGGCAGTTGTATTCGCCATTGTGGAGGTGGCCGCTATTACTTTAGTAAAATTGTGCCCTGTCCCGCCCCAGCTAAGACCGCCATTAGCATCATCGCCAGTCCAACCGTCTACAGGTTCAAAAGTACTTGTATGAAAACTACCACCACCTGAGCCAGATGCTAATATAGAATTGGCGTAAGTATCTGTAGTGAGCAAGGCCGGCCCGACATTTGCCGATGAGTTTCTATACAAAAGAATTTTTGCGGCACGACCTGAAGCACCTAATATAGAGGTAGCATTAGGGTCTATTGAATCAAAAATACCATCAGCCAACTCGCGAGTCGTTCCGTTGTACGCACGAAACTTGGCTTTTACATTTCCATCTTTATCGAGATGCTCAATGTCGAAATAGCCAGTTTCAAATGCGGCTTTTGGACTACCCAAAGAAGCACTCGCATCTCTGGATCTAATAATTTCTGGAGTTGCGTTGCAACTCATGTTTCCAGAAGCTTTCATTTTGCTTCTCCTTTACGGGTTAAGGGTCATTTCAAAAGTTACTTTAACGGTTTCTCCAGTTTCAATAGTTAAATTTCCACCAGAAAATAAGGCACAAGCAAAAAGACTTCCAGCGGTAGAACCATTAGTTGAGTTGCTAACTATGAAAGCCCCAGCAGTAGTTTCTGTATTAGTAGTTATATTAAAAGTCGCATCTGTAAATGTGACTTTATTAGCCGCTGAACTAAATCCCAATGTGGAAGTTGGCCTAGAGGTAATCCCAGCATTCACCAACTCAGTCCAATTATTATTAAAGGGAGAACTGGCTGTATCTAATTTTATGTTTGTAGCGGTATTGGTAGACGCTACTTGTATGTTTGAACTCGGAACCGTAGAAGAAATTAATCCAGTGTAAATTGTATCTACTGCCGCCGTTGCACCAGTATCAAACGATAAACGCAAAATGCGATTTGCACCTTCATTTGTCATTGTATTATGTGCTTTGCGTTCAGTTCTTAATTCACCATTTGGCTTATACACTTTGAAGGTAAATACTCCTTCTTCTTTAAGTGTTAGCATTTAATCCTCCCGGATAACTAAACTTCCAGCCAAAAACTGGAAAGTGTCATCGTTTTGTATGAATCTTGGATTGTCTAAAACATCCCAATACAACAAATTTCCAGCTGAGGCAGCACTCCATACACCAACACCTAATACAGTATCTCCAGCAACTGAAAGACCTGAGATACTCGTCCAACCAAAAATTGTACTATTCTTAATTCGACAACGATTTGTATTTATGTCGTCAATTTCAGGACCGTCCCAATGAGGATTATTTTGAGGGTTAGAACCCGTCAAAACTTGTACTCTGCCTCCACCCCATTCAACGTAGTCTGTTCCTGGTATCGGGTATGAAATCGCACTAGAGCCATCTGTTGTAGGGTTAGTCGTAAATAGGCTAACCCATGTCTCGCTAAACAACGCTGGTTGAGAACCTGTAAAAAGTCCTAAAACAGCAGCCGATATCGGATTTGTTTTGCCAGACATGGGTTTAACTCCTATTTAGCGATTAGGCCAAAGTACCGATACGAACAACCTTCTTCGGGTCCATCCGCACAGCACCTAATCCAAGACTGTGGTAAGCCTGGAGAGAGTAACCACGCTGAGGAAGCTCGTCGAAGCGAATGCTCATGTCTTGGGCCATTCCGAACACCATGGAACTACGGGTGTACATATACACATACGAACCCACTGGAGTTGCAGTGCTGGTGACGGTATTAGCACCAGTTCCAGTCATTGCAGTGGTGATTCCAGTCGGAATCTCATTGCAAATGCGGAACTCACAACCCAAGAAATTGGCGATCTCACCACTCATCAACGGACGAATCGCGTTAAAGTCGTAGCTGGTCAGGTTGGTATCAGCCAGAAGGTAGCGAGCCACTGCCGGGTTCATGGCAACGTAGACTGGATCACCAGGGTTTATAGCACCCTGTTGCTCTAGAATCTGACGACCCTTCACCAAATCGGCCACTGACAAAGTGGAAGTAGCGGATCCTACGTCAACAGTGTTGGCTTGCAAGGTGAAATTGGTGTTGGTCATGCCAAAACTGATTGAACCTGCCGGAGCAGCAGAAACACCAGTAGCAGAAGATGCAGATCCACCCTCAACTCCATTTTGAGCAACCGAGATATCCTCGATGAAGGTGTGGCCACCAGTTGAACCCACCACGCCAGCTGTTCCCTTAAGGGCATTGATGATAACAGTGTCTTTTTTACGACCGAAAGCCGCTGCCACGTTCATCAGGTAGTTGGAATCCGGGCGAATCGCACGAAGAAGTGCAGGCTCGTCACGAGGATCAAAGAGTTCTGCAAACTCGTGAAACTCAGGAACCACGGTCCTACGCTCGGTTAGAGTCTCAGAGTAATTCTGGTCGTTGGTCGCAGCACCAAAAAGCTGGCCGCGATCACGAGTAGTTGTCGCAACAGGCTTGTAAGCGTCTAGGTTTAGCGGATCGCCACGAAGTTCCTCAAAAGTACAGGTGTCGGAAAGGCGACTTTCCATGGTCTGTGCTTTAAGACGGATGGTGTCGGCGTAAGCCTGTTTAAAAAGAGCAACGTAGTTAGCATTGTTGCCATCTGATCCCGGCCAATTAGCCGCAGTGGTTGTTGGGTATGCCATGGCATACTCCTCTCAAGAAAAGTTAGAAAAAAAAACTTGTCCGAGAGGGTATCCGCATTCGGGCCTCGCCGTGGGCTATCGGGTGCCTTGCCGCTGTTCTTTCACAGCGTCAGGGACCGGCCTCTGTAGAGGGTGTCGGCTCCAAGGATATTGAATACATAAATTTTACTTTTTGTCAACAACTTTTTTCCTGGGCCGACCACCCTTTAATTCTGAATCTCTCTGAGGAAACGTCTGACCTTTAGAGTTTTCTAAACGATCCACCTTTTCATGTACTGCTTGAGAAATAAGTTCTGAAAGAGTTAATTCACGTTCACAAGCAACTGCATTTCTTGCTCTATTGACAGCTTCTCTGTCCACTAGAAAGGTATGACGTATCTTCATTTATTGGCCACCTAAACTCTAAATCTTGGATCTGTTAACCCCTCGTAGCCGTTGTCCATGAGAATCTGTTGAATCTCCATAAACCTCTTGTAATCCGGCCTGTAATCTTCGTGACGAGGATTTAGAGGACTTCCTTTAGCCACTAATTTAAGCCCTTCATTTACTATTGCTTCAATGTTGTCGCCTCCAGGTGTGCTTACAGCCTGATCTGGGCTTTTATCGTCTGACATTGTTTCTCCAGTCTGAATCATTAAATCTAAAATAGCCGGATGATCGACTAAGCCTGTTTTCGTTAACACTGAATTGATATCAGGATTTTCATGCACTAAGCCGTCTAAGGTTCTCTTTGCTTGAGCAAGCTTCTCGTCTAAGTTTTCCCCATATCTTAATTTTGCACTTGTTTGCCACTCTTCTCTCATCTTTTCAATTTTAGCAGCATCTTTTTCAGTATCTTTCACTAACTGACTTTTAGCTACGCCAGATAACGCTTCCCACTGTTCTTTAGTCAAACCTTGCTCATGAGCAACTTTACTCATAGGGTCTAGAGCTTCTCTTTCGCGAGTGTTCTCTGGCATTAGATAACCGTGAGGAGTTTCTGGCCGCCCCAACTTGCTATAAAATGAAGCCCAATCTTCTGGACTTGCTCCAGAATCAGGCACCCTCAATTCACTCGATAACTTCTTCTGCAAACCTTCATACGCAGATTCTAAACCCTCTACCGTATCGTATTTTTTTGCAAACTTACGAGGCTCTACATTTTCAGGTTCATTGACTTCTTCACTCAACGGATTTCCTTTCTTTTAGTCTTTCAGACTCTTCTACCATTGTAATTAATTTCCAATATGCAACCTGTAACCCTCTACGTTTTGCTAAGGCTATCGGGTCGATTGGAAAAACATTCGGTTCGCTACCATTAAACTCAATCGAGTTATTTACGGCTTCTTCAGGCTCTAAAGTTAAACGAACTTTAAAATGAAATTCCATCCACTGTAAAACTCTTTTCCCAGCATCTGTACCAAACACTTGATTAAAATCACCAAATATTTGGTTATCTTTATCTGTGTACATATTGCCCATTACTTGCTGCCCTTTCTTCTGTTTACTTTCCGTGACACTAACCTTAAATTCTTTCTGCTATTTGTTCCGCCTTTTGATAACGGTTTCTTGTGGTCTACTTCTTGACCAGGCTTTGCATTCATTTTTCTACGTGCCTGATTCCTCATACTTCTCTTTTTTATTTGGTCAGGCTTTCCATGAAAGTCTTGGTATTCTTTTTTATAATCTCTTTTCTTTGCCACTACTGCCCCCCAACTTCTGAAGGAACACTTGTGCCCGGAAGGTTTCCGGCACTTACTGGCATTGGACTTGGACCACTCGCTGGAGTTCCGCCTTGAGCCGAAGCCATCATTTCCATCATTTCTTTTCGAGCCGCCTTTTCTGCTTTGGCGACTCTTCTCTGCTCAACTTCTTCTTCTGTTCTGAAAATATCAGCAGGAACATCGCTCATGCGGCTATCGTATTCCGCTATTCGATCTGGATCTAAGTCGTCAATAAACGCAGAGTCTTGCGTAGCCTGAAACAATGCCAACCTTCTCTCTAAGAACGCTTGCACCCTTAAAGCTGAAGCCGCTTTTGCCGCTGTAAAGAAGGGGCTGGCAAACTCCACATCAATAGTCACGTCTTCTCCTAGAATTTCAGAAACCTCATTCAGCTCAGGCAATGCACCGCCACGTTGCATGATTCTGATGATTGTCCCAATGACCGGTTGCAAAAATTCATAATTGACTACTTCAGCCGGAGCCGCCAACCTTTGTATCGCTCTCATTTGTCTTTGCCTAGACTCTTCAGCAGATCGTGGCTGAGCTTCTGGCTCTTGCAAAACGTCTCCCAAAAACACTTTTTGAATCTGCTCTCTGTCTTGCCTTGCAATAAGATCTGCTACCCCATAATCAGTACCACTTTTTAAGAACTGAGGAGTCAACTTCTGAGGCGGTCTAGTTACCATTATTCCGTTAGGTGCAATATCCAACTCCACCATAGTGTCATGTTCCACCATTAAAGGCGGATTCATGTCTCTACCAGCCGCAATCAATACTTGTCTTCTTAACTCATTAATTCCAGCAGCGTCCGGGCGAGCCAAGTGACCTTTGCCGCGTCCATACTCTTCGCCGTCAACGACCATAAACCTACTAATCGTATAAGGCATAAAGTCATAGCCACCCTCACGCACAATCGATCCACTAGCACTACACAAATACACACTAGCAAACTCTTTTTTTGTATTTACCTTAGAGTTGACTGGACTATATTTTCCTGTTGGAAAAACAAAATGGTAATACTGTATCATTTCCATTGTATTACCACGCGTCATCATTTCTTCAGCAGCAGAACCAGCATTGCCTTCAAAGTACTTCATAGCGTCTGCCGCAGGTAATTCCATTTCCCTGCACGCCATTACTACTTTTTGGCCTTTACCCATCAACCACCACATTTTCTCTACCGGCACCGCCTCAAAAATCAATCCACCAAATGTAGACTGATCTGGTTTTAACATTGGAGTGTCTTCTTCTACATACAATGTGCTATTTCCTAAAATAGCAAAATCTCTCAAGGCACTTGTCGCTTGAATGTAAAAATTAGAATCAGTTAGGGCTTCCATGATTTTCATAGATGCACGATCTAAATACGTTCTAACTGCTACGTCAGAATCTGCGTCTCTCAGCTTTAGACGCAACCAATCCGACGAACTCGGCAACACTGCACTTTTTAAGAAATTCACAAATGAGTCTGCCGCCGTCATTGCTGTCGTATCAAAGACTGCACCAATCCTTTTTCCTCCAGGACTTTTCTTTGTCGTAATGTCACCACGAAATGGCTGCATTAAATCATTAATTTCTTGCCATGTGTTTTCATGGTTATTTCTTCTACCTTTTAAGTAACCCAGCCTGTTGTTTAGTTCTTGATCTAAACTCATATTATCGCCTAACTAAAAAAATCAAACTCGGGCAACTTAAACGGCAATCTGTAACCATCCGACTTCGGTGGCTTTGCCTCTCTCAACATCATTACACCTTTATGCATCGCGTCTATTAAATGGTCGTCCTGTTTTGCTTTCACTCTTCCAGAATCATGCCTGTACGTTCTTTTCTCTCTTAGCAACTCTTGACAACTATTGAAAATTCTAAAACTACCCATTTGCATTCTGTCGATAACTTCTTCAATAACCGTCATTATTGCAAATGTTTTTTTACCGTCCGGACCGATCATGTGGCTACTCGTATTTAGCATTTTTAATCCATACTCGTCATACTTTTGCTTAATCGTTCCTCCGTCAATAAATCCACGACCCGCATCGTGCGGCCAAGCACACGGTATGGATTCAGCTCCCATCCCTAATGCACGATGAGCATAATGCACCGTCTCGCGACCATGATCTTTGTATTCACCTGTGATGTACAACACATCATTCGCTTCGTCATAAGCCATTTTCACTAATGCGAAAAAACCCACTCCGTGCGGAAAATCTAATCCAATTATTTGAGGCCACTCTTGAGGTACTATGAAATCATCTATCACTAATAACTCATTTGGCATTGTGTAAATAATGCCCGCTCCTCTTACTGGCCTTCCATGTAGCCGAGCCTCTGCTAATGGATGATTCCTATACTTCTCAATCAAACTCGCTCTATGATCTTCGTCCATGTGAATTGCGTCAGTAATGACATAATTCACCAACTCCCTCACACCACTCTTGTCTTCTTCAAATAATATGTACAACTCCGTCTCTCCCTGGAGTGGAGTCATTGAAATATCCATTCGCCCTTTAGTCGCATTTAATCGAGCTGAAAACTCGTCATAAACCGGAAATGGCGGCTCTTCGTCAATACCAATCCAATTTAGGGTATATCCCTGCAATCTTTGCCAACCCGTCGAATACGAGAAAACCATGCATTTACTCATACCGTCAAATCGACCATCCTCGTCAAAATGCTTAACCATGAAATAATCAATCTGGTTGGCGATTCCCCCACTCAACCTGACAATATCCTTTTCAGGGTCAAAACAATGTTCAGGGATATACCCATTCCCTCTTTCCTGAAGACCACCTAACAATCGATCACACAACAAATCTCGTGTACTTTGTGCCGTTTCCCCACCTATTGCAGCACTTATTGGACCCTCAAAT